TCAGTATTCTTCTCCGTCCCAGCCACGTAGCCCAGGAGGACCGCAAACGGCTGATTTATGCTCCAAGGCCATTATCACAGACTGAACGGAGGCAACAGCATCTATAAGTTCATCAGTTGAATGCTTGTCTGAAGCGGAATCCAGCAACTCTGAAACGGCTCTCATTAAGTCACGTCTCACATAGCTTTGCTCAATAACTCGTTCCTTATCAATTTTTTTAGACATATGCACTCACCTTATTTAAATTTTTTGGTTTCAACGGCAACCCATTACCTGATGTACAGGCTTTCATTTGGGTAGATCAGGCTGTAGATTGACTTGCCATTGTTGGCTGCCAGTGTGTACATGCTGATACCATACTTGCTGGCAATGCTCCAGAAGCTGTCACCATAGCGGACTGTGTAGTACGTGTGACTTGATACGGACACTGAGTAGCCACCAGAGACACGCAATACATCGCCTGGGTGAATTACACTGTTAATCGTCTTACCATTGTTAGAAGCCAAAGTATACATGCTCATGCCATACTTGTAAGCAATAGACCACCAACTGTCACCAAACTGAACCGTGTAGGTTGAACCTGAGTTTACTGATGGCACACCGGTCGTTGTCAGCAACTCAACATTGCTACGATTGATCCAGCTCATGATGCCACCAAGCAATACGTTAGATCCAGATACTTGCTGCACGGTGTACGTCTTGCCCTGAACCCAGCTAGGCATTGCGACACCGTTCGCCCAACGGGTTGTGCCGAAGTTTACCTTAACACTATCGCCAACTTTGATCTGGCTAAGCGTGGTGTTATTAGCTTGCTGGCCTGCGTTGGTTGCCGGTGTATCGGTTGATGGCTTGACGTAGGTCTTGCCGCTGTCAGTTGTCGTGCTACCGTTGTAACCCGAGTCAGTAATGCCTGTCAGGTCGACGTTCCCGTCTAGTCCACCAGCGCGATAAGTCGAGGTGAATTGAAAAATTCCAACGTTCTCGAAGCTCGGGAAGTAGTTGTAATTCGGTGAGGTGGTGACATTGTTGTCTGGATACTCAGCGAGCCACAACTGGTAGCGGGAGGCAATCTGAGATAGGTTGACGTGATTTACCAGAAAGTTCTTATACCCGTACAGCATTGGCGTATATCCAGCGCTACGGATATAATCAAGTGCCCACAGCAGTGTAGCAGTGTTGCCTGAACCACTTTCATAGTCGAGCGCAACGATCGAGCCTTTTGGTGTCTGAACCTTCGGCAAGAAGTAGTCAAGCACTTGCTTGGCCAAGTTCGTATCGTTGATATTCTGCCACCAAATGTAGGTGTGTGCTCGCTTACCCGCGGCAATCAGTGAAGCAACTTGCGTATTGTATGTGCTCTGGTTATACAAGCCATTACTGCCGTAACCACCAATCTGAGAAATTCCGAACTTGTCGCTGGAATAGCCGAACACACCGTTAGCATATTGGTATCGGCTCCAGTCGACACCCTGATCTCCCTTGGCCGCATTCACCTGCGATGGCAGGGCAAAAGAAATAGCCGCCAAGAAGGCGACTACCAAAGTGATTAGTTTAGTTTTAAATTTCATGGTGCCCTCCTTATTGCTGTGGAGCAACAGATGATGGTGCCAGTTGAGCCTTAACTGCGTCTGCGGCTGCTTGAGCTGCGGCAGCTACCTTGTCTTGATTAGACGCTTCCTGATCAACTGTCTTTTGTGGATAGGTTTCTGCTAGGCTGTCTTTCAAGTCCGCAAAAGCTTTCTCAACCGCATTGGCAATTGTCTGCTCGTCTGTGCTGGTGAAACCAAGCGACTTTAAACCGTCTTTCACAGCCTGAATGGCAGTCGATTTCTTCACCGCACCGTCAATCGCCTGTGTCACACCAAGCTGTTCTGCCGCTGTTACCGCAGCATTTGCCAATGGGCCTAATACCTTTACCAAAGTGAGCGCTTGCTTGTTAGCCAGCAACTTTTTTGAGATCCAAGCCCCAATGATTGGGATTGTTGCTACTGCAAGTGATACCAAAAGTTCTGTCCAATTATTCATCATCATTATCTCCTTTAATGCCTACATGGTCTTCCAATCGAGTAATCCTAACCGAGTGACTGCCAAGCTCGTCATCGTGTGTTTTCAGATGAGCATTCAAGTCTTGCAGCGATTGTTCGTGCAGTTTTAGCTGACGATTAATCGTCCCTGAAAGCACTTGAATATCAGAACGCAATGGATCTAAGGCAATCTTTTTGAACAGCCAGCTGCCCGCACTTACGCCCACCCCTATGATTGATATGAATTCCGCCCAGTCACCAATCGTGTATCCAAAAAACGTCACTTTCTCACTTCCTTCCACAAAAATAGCCGCTAGCTTTTGCCACCGACATAGTCATTGCCTGTAATTTGCTTGTATTGATCTGGGGTGATCATTACCGGTACATAAGGTGTTAGATCAATTCCCCAACTGTAAAGTACTGCACACTGATCATAATCTGTCACTTGATTTCACCGCCTTCATATGCGCTACTTCAAGAGTAAGCGCGGCAATCATTTGCTGTTCTGGTGACGCCTCAGGTGTAGGTCTGTCAGCGTCTGGATCATAGCCAGCATCAGGAACGACTTGACCGTCAATAATGCTTGCATGGTTTTCATACAAGCCAACGGAATCAGCAACTTCAATAACCTCGAATCCTTCATCGGTTGGCCCTACTGGTCTGCTTTCATCAGCGTTTGCCCAATTAAGCAGACGGTTATTGCTGTCCGTCCACACTTTGATTTTCATACTTGCCTCCTAGAAAAATGGATCCCCTGTTGGATAATCATCTTGCGTTATATATGAGAATGAGCCTCGATACTCGCCACTGCCAACAGACGGGATTAATCGCCAGTATCCCACGTTGTAAACGGCACAAGTAGCACCTGGATAAGATACAGAAAACAACGTTGCCCCTGTTGACTTTTCTGAGTATGGCTTGTATCCATCTCTTGGCTGAACAAGATCAAGCCATCCTTGCTTGCCTCGCACAAAAACATCAAAGCTTACTGTGCAAATGTTATTTCTTCTAGCATAATTAATGTATGCCGCTTGAGTATCTGCATTTGAATATGGAGTGGTGCTGCTCCAATAATAGGTGACATTGTCCGTTGATTTAAATGTGCTGAACACATATTTTTTGGTGGCCGCATTTTCAGCACTAATTAGAGTCGAAAGGTTGAGCTTGCCGCCTTGAAGGTTAGCGTATTGGGTATCTCCGGCATTGTCAGGTGTGCGTTCCCGACTGATAAGTCCTGATGGACCCAAGTCACTAATCAACATGTGTCCGTCTGCTGTGCCCTGATCATTTTCAACGTTCCCTGTGATATTCACGTGACCATACTGCATACTGGTGTTACCACTGCTGAAATTTCCCTTGTTGGCATCGCTAAGAGCAGTGTGATGGAATGGCGCATTGATATCAGGAGAATTAATGGTTGCACTGTCAATTTCGATCGATTGTAGTTTTTTTATGCTAAGAACCGCTTGCTGGATACTTTGGTCCATCCAAGTTGATCCATTGTAATACTGTAATGCTGTGGCATCGTTGAGTGTTGTCCCATGCCACCACAAGTCACCCTTCTTGGGGCTTGTGGGTGTGCCCAACTGAATGTAAGTGTATGGCACATCCTTGCTTCCGGGAACGCCTTGAGGGCCTTGAGGTCCCTGTGGTCCTTGAGGACCTCGCGGACCTTGCGGACCAGTATCACCCTTCTGTCCAGTTTGACCAGTCTCACCAATCTTGCCCACTGAGTATCCTGCTTCTGTAGTGCCGTCGGTGTACGCCCATGTGTACTTAGTCCAAACATAATAGCCGGGTGAAGCTGCAGGAATCGTTGTTATCCAGCCAGTTGTTGGAGCTACTGTACCGCTGGTATTTGATGCGTATTGGATAAGCGTTGATTTGATGCCTACGCCATCCTTACCCGGTTTACCGTCGGTACCACTATCACCTTTTGGCCCCTGCACTAGTTGCCAACTATAAACATCTGGGTTGGTGCTATCGGCCTGTGTGAAGTCTGTATAACTACCGATGTATTTGCGAGAACCCGGAGTATCCAATGAGAAGTTCGTTCTACCGTCACTGCTATCGGCATATGCAATGTGGAAGTACGATGTTTTACCATCGGCACCCGGTTTACCCGGAACCCCATCTTTACCATTAGCACCGTCCGCACCTTTAATGAGCGACCAGTTATAGTCACTCGGATTCATGCTATCGCCAGACGTGAAGTCACTGTAGAAACCAATGTACTTACGGTTAGGATCAGTGGTTGAGAAGTCGGCATGGCCGTCTTGGCTATTTGCGTAAGCAAAGTGAGCATAAGAAGTACGACCATCAGCACCCGGTTTCCCTGGCAATCCATCTTCACCCTTCGGCCCCACATCACCGTCTTTGCCTTTGAAAAGCGCCCATTTGTAATCAGCCGGATTGGTGCTGTCAGCTTTTGTGAAGTCACTGTACGTGCCAATGTACTTTTTGCCATCACCACCGGATACCGTGAACCCACTTTTACCGCTTACATCATTCGCCCAAGCAGTGTGGAAATAGCTTGTACGGCCATCTGCACCCTTGGTACCCGGAACACCGTCAGCACCGTCTTTGCCCTGAATCAATGCCCACTTGCCAGCGTAATCTGTGGGGTCATCACTTGGTACAGATGACTTGTTGCTGTAAACGACTGCCATGTATTTCTTATTGGCTGGGGAAGCTGACATGTTAGTACCCTTATCGTCATCGGCATACCGAATCCATGGGTAATATTGAACCGTTTTGATGTTCTTGATTTGGTCCGCTAGTTCTCGATAAGCCGGATCAATTTGACTAGCTTGAATCAAATAATCTCCAAGCGTTGCCGTCCCTGATTCATTTGAGTATGAATAGGTAAGCTCTAGGACTCTCGCAGAAAGAAAAAGCTGTTCATCTTCATCAACCAGATAAACTGTGTCACCAATGCTGACATTATCAGGTAGCTTGGCAATGTCAACTTCGTAGTTGACTGCTGGATGATTGAATTTCTCCAAATCAGACAAAACCGATTGCACCAGTGTGGCCTGAGAAGTAGCTTCGTAAGTTTTGTTACGAGTTATATGGGCATCTTTTGGGTCCGGATTGCTGTTTGACAGCAAGCGACTCCATGTCCTAAGCGCTACTGGGTCACGCATCACACCATCACTGCCTAATATATAACGGCCATTAGGATCAGTCCATTGATATCCCTTGAGCGTAATCGGATCGTTGCTACCCTCTGGTGTACCTCCGGTACCAGCAATGGCAGTACACAAGTCAGCAATATCACTAGTCGTAACAATCTTATTAAGATCAGTGTCTACACGCAGATAAATGCCCTTGTTGCCGCCGATATGTTTCCTAATATCAATATACTTTCCGATGACGGACAAGCCTCTGACTTCAAACCGGAAGCTTAGCTCTACATCGAACTGTTTGGCAACTGACAGAATTCTAGTGAGAATTGATGAATCGTCTGAATCCCATTTCAAAGTCCGCGTTAGATCAGGAATCTCGTTGTAGCCGATCACAAATCCTGAATCACCAGCAAAAAGTTCTATATACTGAGAGATTGTCATGGCACTCGAGGCCGCGTAAGCACCAACGGTTCCATTAATTAAATCAATGCTGGCATCCTCTGCCACAAACGTATTTGTGCCTGCTAGTGGATCATGCTCGGAATTCAGAATGGTTGTCCAAACTGATTCACCAGCACGGCCCTTGAACAAGACAAAATTACCCACCTTAGCCATTTCTTTGACCTGAGCCGACTGATCTGGCGAAAAATGTAGCGTTGCACTGTAGGAGCGGTAGCCGCCATCAACTGACTGATAGTCACCTTCTTGACCGCCAATATCATCAATAGCAATCACTGAACTAGACGCAAGCTCATCAGTTGACGCAATGCCAAGCTGATTGTACTTTCTGTCGGTAAAATAAAAATCAGCCATTACAAAAACGCCTCCTTAAATGCTACTTCTACTTCATATGGCTTTGCCCAAGAAGAACGCTGAGTCAAAATCTGTGTGTCACCCGGAAGCAACCTGAATTTTTTCCAGTCATTATCGATGAGTTGAAGATCAGCATTAACCACACCATTAACCAGTATTTGACGGTTAGCAACATCAATCGTTGCAACGTCACCGGCACCAAAGCGGTTCTTCAAATCAGTCCAGTAATCAACATTAAGCCATTCAATATCCATGTCATAAACGCCCATATCGGGATATGGATGGTTTTCAAATCGTTGAAACCATAATGTCGCCCCTGTGATTGGGATTGATGCTTGAGCTGGTGTCAAAGCAATGGGTGGCATTACCAATGGTGGAGTTCTGGTAATGACTTCAGATGGCTTAATACCGCCTTGAACAATGCCAGCAAGCTGCAGATTGAGCGTACTACCAAGCTTGGTCAACTTAGCCTCATAATAGCGGCCATTGCTGAAAACACTGCGGTTAAGTGTCTGTTGGAAAACTAATGTCGATCCCGCAAACACTTGGACATCAACATCATCTTTGCCGGCATAGTTTGACCTGATAATCACCTCATAGGCCACACCCGTATCATTATCAAGCGTCATTTCAATAGCGCCTAAGGCATTAACACTAGAATTGAACTTGTAGCGCCATTTGGCTATGAAGCTCTTAGTATTGCTGCCATTAGATGCATTTGTTGTCTTAAGATGCAGGGAAGGTCCTTCCCAATAATATGAATTGGTTGGCAAGAAGACTGGCTCAACTGCTGAACCATCGTCATCCGCATACTTGACTGAACCTTCCATGACATTTTTTTGAGCCTTGATATAGTAGTACTGGCTGTTAGTTTGTCCAGTGTTATAAGCCGCGCCAGCTGGCTCTTTATCGAAGCCTTCATATCTAGCAACATCTGATCGTTTTCGCTCAACGCCATCGGCTTCTTCTGGATTGCCAAACTGTAAAACACCACCTTGGTTGTTAATGAGGGCAATCAAGCCGTTATCAGCATGCATAGTTGCCGTAATAACTGGCTCAACCGGATAGGTACCACCATTGTGAACTGTGATGGTGTCGGTATAGTATTCAGGATCAGCTGGGTTAGGCGACCATGGTGAAGCAGAAGTGCCTAGCTCAAGCTTTTCACCGGATTCATAAATAGTTGTCGCTGAATTTGGATTTACAGTTGTAAGACTTACTGCTAAATATAGGGAGTCAATTCCATCTGGGACCGTAAGGGTAATCGTTGAAATGCCTGATTGCCCTGATTTGATAACATTGCCGATCTTGAAGCTTACAAAAACCCCTTTAGAGTTAAGATTAATTGCCGCTGATAAGTCAACTGTATTGTTAGACGGAATTTCAATTGAGTACGTATAAGTTTCCCCGCTTGAAACCGAAACGGTTTTTGCATTGCTGGATTTAAAGGAGTTTTTAGGTATGGTTACAGCAGTAGCTGTATTACTTGTCCCTGTTAACAAGTTCACTGGCGCGTCCTTGTATGGCATATTGTCAGCCGTCTTCGTGGCTACCGAGTGCGCAATGCCATCGGGGACAAGAAAATTAATAGTACCAGTGCCAAGAAAATAAGCCCGGTCCATATCAATCTTACCGTCAACTTTTGCATACCAAAATTCATCAGGGCGATCATCAATAATTAGCTTCTGAACACCCGAGCTATAAAGCAATGGCGCTAACTGCCGTTCAAATTCACGACGAGATAGCGCCACAAAATCATAATTCACTGGAATGATTCTCGATTTCAATCGACTTCTAATAAGCATTTCCCCGTCTCCGGCACCGACAGGCTGGGTTGTATTCTCAACTTCAGAAAAAACGCCGCGGGCCGCACTAAATTGAAGAGAGGAACTGCCAATCTTATGACCTCCAAATATTAAATTTGCCACTTAGAAAATCCCCCTTCTTCTATTACTCATAATGGTGGCTCTGTTTTTCAATTTATTTATTGTTGGATACAGCCACCGTCCTACTTCACGCCCATTGTCGAGAACAACCTTGCCTTCAGGAACAGACGGGTTACTAATCTGATAAGTTGTTAATTCGATCAGTCTTGCTAGCAAATCCTCAACACGACTATTGCTACCACTAGAAATGCTGGTAACAAAGGTTTGCGGATTCAATTGGTTTATTCTATTAGCAGCGCCTCCGAAGTCTGTGGTGCCACCAGCAAAACGTGGAATCGAGTAGTTTCTTGCGGACTGCATGGCAGTTTCAATTTTCGTATGCCGAGGAAGTGGTAAGGTAACGTCTCGCCCATATGCCACAAATTTTGCTCCATTTGGTAGCGTGACGACCTCTTGATAACGAGTGCCAGATGCGTCGTTAATAGTTGCTAATCCACCGGTAAAGTTTTGAGTGCCTCGTGCAAACTTGCCACTGTTCAAAAGTCGTTGTACAGCGGGATCAACATCTGCATTAATCACGAATGTTTTTGTGATGGTAGCATCGCCACCGAATGCAGCAACTGCATTGACGCCAATTTGTGACGCTTCTGATACTCCACTTGCATCCCCGTTAAATAATCTCATTAATGGATCTTTGCTATTGAACAGCAGAATGCTGCTTTGCCCTTTTGATGACTCGCTATTAACGCTCGACGAATCGCCTTTAAATGGCTTCAGCACTGGGTTAGTTCCATTAAATAAAATGATACTGCTTTGACCAGAATTAGACGCACCATTAACAGACGATGAATTACCATTGAAAAGCTTTAGACCCGGCAATACCTCGTTATACTTAACAATGCTTGATTGCCCAGAAGAAGACTCTGTCTTAACGCCACTGGAATTCCCATTAAAAAGCTTTAAGCCAGGTAGAACTTCGTTGTATTTCTGAATGCCCCCTTTGGCTTCTTCTGTTTTTACAAGCACATCAGTATTATTTGCTTTTAGCCCTTTTTCATTGGGGTTCTTAAACAAATTGTATTGATCAATTGCAACTCCAGCTTTTTCCAATTTGGTACGAGCATCGGAATCGTTCATCAACAGACTTTTGGTAGAGTTTGGAAGGCTGTTCCAAAGACCGTATTTAACAACCATATCGGCTAAGTCGGATTTACCTTTGGTCTGCATAATGGCAGTCTTTTCTTCTATTGATAGGCCATTCCACTCTCCAGTTTTGATCATGGCCTGGACTAAGCCTGCAGAAGCTTTATCTTTAACGATTGCTTCTAGTTGGCCAAGAGTTAATCGGTTCCAGTCATTTGCTTTATCAATAGCAGCCACCAAAGAGCTGGTATCGCCCTTTGCGACAGCCTGGATTTCTTTTGGTGTAAGTGTATTCCACAAATTTAGCTGATCGATAATATCAGCGATGTCTTGCTTACCAAAAGAAACTAGGGTTGCATATTTCTGCGTATTTGGAAGCTTGTTCCAAACTCCCATGTCAAAAAGGATGTCTTCAAGATCTTTCTTGCCTTTAGCATTGACAATCGCTTCTTGAACTTTTAAGTCGAGCTTCTGCCACTCGCCGGTTTGCTGAAGTGAAGATACTAATGGCGCTGTTGCTTTATCTTTAACAATGGCTTCTTGCTGTTTCAAGGTGAGATTGTTCCAGTCTCCACTCTTGACTAAAGCATTTACTAAAGGCGTGTAATCGCCCTTCACAATTGCTTGCTGATCCTTAAGCGACAGACTATTCCAGGAAACAAACTTATCCATAATATCTGCAAGTTGCTCGCGCCCCTGAGTACGGATAATTGCATTCTTTTCGGGAACACTCAATTTCTGCCATTGTTTAGAAGAAGCAAGTGCTTCAACAATCATTTGCTTGGCATTAGAAGTGATCTTGGCATTCTTTAAATCGAATTTAAGCTGCTGCCAACCTTTTTTAGTGCTGGCCGTATCTTTCAACACTTCAGGAAGATTTGTCTTCACCTTCCCAGTCTTGGGATCAAAAACAAGACTATTCCAGTGATCACCAGCTTCTTGAGCGGCTTTACCAAATCCTTCAGTCGCGGCCGCAAAATCTCGGTTACTCTTAACCCCTTTTGCCATAGACTTCTCATAACTATTCATAGCAGATTCGGCTTGTGAGCTTGTCAGATGGAAGTCAGTTTGAAGTTCCGCTAGCATTTCCGAGCGCGATGTTCCTTGTGCTTTCATGGCTTGAATTGCGCCAGCATAGATGACTTTCATTTTGCTCTGGTGATCTTTTTCTAAGCCTTCAAGTGCTGTATTACGCATGGCAGCATCATTCTTGTACTCGGTGTTGATCTTGTCCTGTGCCGCCTTATAGGCGCTGTTTTCCTTGTTAGAGGCGTTCCACATATCTTGATACTGCTCTATGGCAGCACTCTTAGACATTCGAGTTCTCTCACCAAGGACAGCTTTAAGAACATTATTCTGTTGCGATCCAGAAATCTGTAGCGTCTTGACAGCCAGTGCGGCATTTTTACGACGGTAGTTATCCAACAGTTGATACTGGTCAGCCGTCATCTGTGCTCCGCTCTTGTTAAACGATGCAGTAATGGCTTGGGCCTTCTCGTTGTTGCTTTCCATCTCTTTGATTCGCTTAGCGTTAGCGGCTTTTTCCTTAGCGGCCTGCTTTTCAATGTTTTCTGCGGCTTCACCGCCGAGGCTCTTAGCCAATTTCTTCGCTGCTGTCTCAGACTGATCAGCGGCTTCTTTTGCAGCTTTTGTTAAATCGTCGAACCCTTTAGAGATCATCTTAGCATTCTGGGTGACTGTGTGGTTGGTATCATCAAAAGCACCAGAAATTTTTCCAGAGGCATCTTTCATTTTGGAAGCAGATCGGTCGGCATCGGCACCAATATCAGTACCCCATCGTGAAGTTCTGTCAGCAGACTCAAGAGCCTTTTTGCCCCACAATTCCCAGATGGCTACACCGGCACCGACGACTGCTGTTACACCTAAAACTACTGGGACGATTGGCCCCAATGCCGCTAGTAATCCTGTTCCGCTCGCTGCGGCTCCGCCCATGGCTGCTCCCATTCCAGAAGTGCCTTCTGCCGCCGCTGCTGCGGCTGGTGCAACCTTCAATGCTTCAAAGGCTGTCTTACTAAAGCCAGACTTGAGCACATCCATTGCAGTCCCGCCAAGTTTTGCGGCTGCGGATGCTCGTCCAATGCCACCAGTAACAGAAGCAAATACAGTGGCACCGCCTTTAAGGATGTTGAACATCCCGCCAAGGGAAGAGCTGACAGGGCCAATAACTGCTGCAAACAGTGCAAACTTAACGATTGACTGCTGTGTGCCCGAGTCCAACTTTCCAAACGCTTGTACCATCTGTGTTGCAGTTTTAATCATTGGCGTCAATGCTGGCAGCAAATTCTGGCCAATTTCGATACCAAGAACTTGAATCGAGCTCTTAAGTTTGTTGAAGTTTGCGGCAGCAGTATTTCCCATGGCATCAGACACTTTTTTAGTTGCGCCAGCAGCACTAGCAGTTTTATTAGTCAAGTCAACCAGTGCAGAGCTGCCTTGGTTCATCAACGCAAGCATTGCACGGCCACCGCGCTCGCCAAATGCGGCATTAACTGCGGCAACCTTTTGAGCATCGGACATGCCTTTGGTCTTTTGTGTGACCTGATCAATAACTTCTGGCAAACCGATTGTGCCTTTTTTAAATGCTGTTACATTTACACCAAGAGCAGACATTGGCGAATCAGCTTTTTCGGACGCTCCCGCTAGCTTTTGTAGCATTGCATTGAACGCTGTACCAGCCATTGATCCTTGCAGGCCTGCATTTGACAGCAAGCCAATTGCCGCCACAGTTTCATTCAGTGAGATACCCGCAGCATTTGCTGATTGCCCAGTGTACTGCATCGCTTCGCCCATGTCACCAAAGCCCGACTTGGTTGCATTAGCTGCATAAGTCATGGCATCAGTCACTTTAGAAACATTGCCAGCTTTAACGTTGAATTGTGTCATTGTAGACGTAACCACGTCCATCGTGGTGTTGAAATCGTCACCAGATGCGCGTGATGCGTCCAAGATAGCCGGCATCATTTTCATAGACTGATTGGCGTCATAACCAGCACGGACTAAATCAGCCAGTCCTTGGTTAATCTGAGTAGTCGAAATGCCATATTGAACTGACCACTTTTTGGAAGCATCAGCCATTTCGTTAAGTTGCGCTTTGAACTTTCCAGTAACGGCTGCACCATTTGTCAGCAGCGGGCCAATAGCATCGATCTGACTGTTGAAATCAATGGCTGACTTAGCTGCTGCTGCAAAACCAACAGCTAATGGCGCAGTGACAGCTGCCGTCATCTTAGAACCGAATCCGGTGAGCTTAGACCCAATGTTCCCTGTGGCTGTAGCAAACTTTGATGCAACGTTTGATACTTTAGTCCAGCCGTCACTTTGCAGCGCAATCTCTTTGCGTAAGGCCGCCATTCGATTTTCATTTTGAGCAGCAGCGGCAGCAGTCCGATTATACTGTGATGCAGCATTAGCTTGCAGCTTTGTAGCTCGGTCAATTTTTTCTTGTGATGCAGTCTCGTCTTTGTTAAGTTTCTCAACTGCTTTTGAATTTTCATCATACTGTTCTCGTTGTTTCTGAAGCTGAGCTTGGTAGTTCTTTGACTGGCGGCTCAATGTGTCATAGGTTGAACGCATGTTGTTGATAGACTTTTCAGAGCCCTTAAACGCAGCATCTTGAGCCCGCAACTCAGCGGCAGTTGCTTTAATTGAAGAGTTCAAAACTCGCTGGCTTACTTGAAACGGATCAATGTTCAAACTTACGGTAGCCGCAATTTGTCCGAGATTTCCTAACATGTTTTACCTCCTTTCATAGAACTAGAAAAGGAACGGAAAGGCCTTGTCGATCGTGGTCTCCCGTTCCTCGTAAATCTGGTTAAGCTTTTCAATATCGCGGAGCGTCATAGCATCAACGTCAGCTAATCGGTAGCCTTCAGAGAGCCTTGCTTTGTAGAAGTCGTCAAGGTTGCTAATGGCTTCTTTGACGTCCGCTTCGGTGATTTTTTTGCTGTGTCCTTCTTATCCTCTTCACCGTCGCTTAGAGAATCACCAATGGCATCATTGATTGAATCCAGCGATTTCAAAGAAATCGAAGAGCCATCAATAACATCATCTGTAGTAAACTGGTTTTTCCAGAAATCAACCGCAAATTTGGCTAAGTTTTTCTCGTTCTCATCGTAATCATCGTTTGAAGGGCCATCTTTACGGTTTAGCATGCGCAGCTGTTGTTGCTGCACTTTCAAGGCGTTCGTAGTATCACGTAATGTTGGCTCTCCATTTCGTGTGAACACGCACGTTTCACCTTTGATATTTAGTTTAATTTGATATGCCATGTTTAATCTCCTTAGGTATAAGCCGCCCGCTGTTCGCGTATTGTGCATTTATAGGCGACAAGTTCATTGCTAAGCCACAGTTACAGTTGCGGTGGCAGTTTTACCACCATCGTCAGTTGTGACTGTTACGGTTGCTGACCCTGCCTTTACACCAGCCACAGTTCCATCACTGGAAACGGTGGCAACGGTAGGATCTGACGTTTTGAAAGTAACTTGTTTATTTGCGGCATCAGCCGGATTAATTTGCACTTTCAACGCTGTAGATGCGCCAACCGCAAGGTTAATCGACCTGTTCTCAAAGCTGACACCGACTACACTTTTGGGACAGTAGTTGAGACAATAGTCGCGTCTTTAGCTTCCTTAGGGAATACATAGCCGTGGAAGGTATCAAATTTGAATCCATCATTGTCTTCACGACCAATCAACACAACATTGCCGGTATCTTGGTCACCACGAGGAATAAACGAGCCTTCGATGCTGTCAGCACTTGGATCTGGTGTGCCGTCAACAGTCTTGGTATCAACGCCCGGAAGTGAGAACATTCCCTTGAGCATACCAACCCAAACGTACTTGCCATTTGAAAGCTTCGTGCGGAACAAAGTTGCGGCGTAATTAGGGCTAAGATTCTTTGGATATACTTCAACCCCATTAACAACCTTAATGCCAAATAAATCAGACTTCATAACGGAATCAACATCGTACATTTCGATTGTTTCGGTTGCTTCTGTGATGCCACCAGAAAGAATCAAGTACGGGCCATCATCAGCGGACAGCGTCTTTTGCTCTGTTTTAATATCCAATTTCACACTAGATAAGCCTTGCATCTTTCGTGTTTTTTGTACAAAGTCGTCATCACCGACAACCCCGTATTCAAAGGCCGAAGCCCCAAATTTTGCTAACTTCTTATTAGTTGTTGCACCAGTATCTGCCATATTTAAAATCCTCCTTTAGGAAAATGAAAAGGGCTAGCCAATCGGCAGTCCTTGAAACTGAAAGTATCCTGTTGTCATGCGAAGGGCTGGGGTATCGCCATCAACGTAGGAGTTGCGATAATACCTTTCCCAGTCAGCCGCATGTAGTGCTTGATATATCTGTGTTTCTATTTTTTCTTGTTGATCCCAGTCCGTTATACCCACCCAAAAATCTACTTGTACTTTCGGATACTCTAGAATCCTAGAATCGTCAGCATAGTCAGCAGCATCACCGGGCAAATAAGTGATTCTCACCCATGGAGCTAGACTCTCGGGAGTTGCGCTAGTCTGGTTATTGAAGTTCGGGGTACCTATATACACCTTGTCAGCAATATCCAAATTGGCTGACAGGATGTCATAAACACGTTTTTCAGGTGCCATTACATCCCGCCTTCCTTCAAGTGGCTTAGGAAGGCAGCGATAACAACTGGCCTCATGACTTCTTGGGTTTCTTCAATGAAATGTTGCGGGTCCTGCATTGAAGTGCCCGAGTTTGGAAAGTGAGCACGCCAGCCAGTATCTTTACCATATCCAACGTCTACTTCTGTTAAGCCACTCGTTTCACGGACACTTGAAAGCTTGATGTCATCTCTCAGATGTCCGCTCATATCAGTCTCGCCGTCCCACTCAGGCGTATTGCTTTTTAGCTTGTCGGCAAACTTTTGTGCGCCATCTCGGACAGCTGCTCGAGCTTCTTTTGCAACTCCAAATTGGAGCTTGTTAAGATTAGCAAGCAGTTCAGCATCCCCTGTGACTTTTACGCCCATCAGCTCACCACCTTTGCCGTAATCGTTGTCAGATCGCGCCTCTCGTAATCAGGATCAAGACCCGTGATTTGATATTCCTTCCCACGCCACTGAATTCGCCAAGTTGGTTGGATTTCCTCTGCGGTAAAAAATCGCACTAAAAAAGTCGGGCTGTCTTTGCGAGTGCCCAACTTCGTCTGTGGATCATTTGCTTCTCTGATTGGCACCTTAGGAACTTCCGCCCAAACCGTCATATGCTTAACGAGCACACCATCAACCGGAACTCCGTTAACCTTTTTTGGCTCATAGCTGACGAACGCAATTCTTTCAGTCATTCGATTAGTCCGCATCAGAATCACCATCCTCTTCCGGCAATTCCGAGCGAAGCTGATTGATGATATTTGTGGTTGATGTTTGCAACGGGAAGCGCATGACTTCAGCACCCATACCTCGGTAGTCATAGTCTTCCTTCACTTGCTTCATGAGCGCTGTGAAGAAACGATCCCGAGTTTCTGGATTGCTTAGAAATTGTTCCGGATTTGATCCAAATCTAATAGCCGAACTGATTTCACCACAAGCGTCATTCACCAGTTGCATAATCATTGGGTCTTCGATTGTCTGATCAACTTTCAAGTACATTTTAAGAACCTGAAACTGTTCATCAGTCAGCAGGATTTTGTTAAGCTTAGTATCTTCCAAGAGTAGTCACCTACCCATCGTTAACAGTAACAGCAAGCGTTGAGCTGATGCCATTAGTACTAAATGTGATTGTCGCTGTGCCCGCTGTCAGATTGGTAATCGTGTAGACACTATTGGACTTCTTAACAACCGTAGCGACTTTTTCATTGCTCGACACAGCGTTAACTGCTTGAGTAGCGCCATCAGGAGTGACCGTCACCGTGATATCTTTTGTGGCACCGACACCACCTGTGAGTGTCTTCTGGCTCAAAGTCACTCCGTCAGGCGTTACTTTTTTGGGGTGTATGTGAGGAAGTAGCCAGCTTTTTGATCAGCAACAGCTACACCAAAGCGCATGCCAGCTTGTAAATATTGGCCGTAAATCTGATCATCAATCCAGCGAACCATGAAGTCTGCGCGGTTAGCAAACAGAATTGCCCGCTTGATGTCACCCAAAAAGGCGTGTGCTTCGCCTGCTGCACCCAAAGTATCATCAGATACAACAACAATCGGCATACCAAGAACGCTCTTGCCAGACGGGGTCAAGATGCTATCTTGTAGCAAGTAGCGGCCATTGCCATCTTTAACTGTGTCCAAGAAATTGTAGAAACTCTGTGAAGCAATAATTACACGAGAATACGCAGGGTCTAGATCAACGTTATTAATATGCTTCAAATCATCAACGCTAGAGATCGTCTTGGCAGTGAATCCTTTCAGTAGAGTTGCAACAGCACCGTTGGTCGTATTGACCTTAATTTGTTGTGCGTTCTGGGCAATCAGACCAACCAAATCAATTGCGGAGTCGTCAATAGATTCCTGTGACACTGGAAGAGCCTGACGATACGTTTCAACAGACCAGTCGATCGATTTGAAGTTCGGTTTTGCCATTGCTGGGTTCTTTTCCAACTCGGCAACAGTAGCCATCTTGGTTGTAGCATTTGCAACTGTTGGGTAAGTACCCTTTTTTGTGGAGGCTTGGAATACGTTCGTGAAAGGTTTCAGATCAACAACAGTCTGCAATTCACGTTGTGGGTTGTTGACAATCGTTTCCGGAATGGTCGCGGCCGCATCTGTTGACTTAACACCTGCATTTTCAGCATCACTGGCATCGGTAGGACTGCCACGAAAAATCGCAAATTCACCAGCTTCTGTCTTTTCAAAATTGACGCCATCAGTATTACGACCACGAGTATGCAAATAAGCATTCAGTGCATCGCGATAGCTATGCTCTTCCGTATGATCGGGCTTCTTCCCACTCGGCTGTTCATTGCCTTTCAACGCAGCCTCGTATAAGTCACGTTTTTCTTCAAGATCTTTGATCTCTTTGCCAGCTTTATCATACTTGGCACGAACGCCTTCTGCCTTCTTCAGGTTTTCCTCGGAATCTTCACCTTCAAGTAAAGAACGAAGTTCTGTCTTCATAGCTGGCAACGCTGAACGCTTTTCATCAAGTTGCTTTTTAACAGCAGCTAATTTTTCATCTAAAGTCATCTAGTGACCCTCCTTATTTTTTGTATAAAAATAGGCACCGATTATTCGATGCCTTTGAGCAAGTCCTCTTTATTCAATTGATAAAGCATCTTATGCCGCTTAAGTTCCCATTCTGGCGGCTGATCTAGCGCTTTTATCTGTTCCAACGATCGTGCTCCGACCTTTACCTCAGTATCCGGATATGCTGGCGTGGTTACTGGAGAGACATCAAACAAATGATCAATATTGTTAATAGTGCGGTCATACTTCACACCACGTTCATTAGATTTTTGCCACTTCTGTGCATCTTTGTCTGGTGCAATCGTGAACGCAAAACTTGATTGGCTGATAATTCCCCGACGAACATTTTCTAACAAATCACGCCCAAGCTGTGTATCTGGAGGTGTCAACGTATATTTGAGCCCCGTTTCATCAACCGTCAGCTCTAAATTGACTCCCGTGCGGCCTAACACTTGGTTCTGGTCATGATTAAATAGCGCAACAACGTTACTCATGTCCGCATTGTCCAGTGCGTGTGGGTCAATGTGTTCGCGGAAACTCAGCTCACCACTGCCCATAATCTCGGATTGTCTGTCGAACTTAAGGGCATAGCCCTCAATAACGGCAGGATGATCATCATCACCATCACGAATTTGCATTGGTGCCGCTGCCATTCTGATTTCCTTTGGCATTAGTATCACCTCCCTTCAATTCTGCTGCATGTTCAGCTTGATATGCTGCCTTTTGATCAAGAAATACTGTGTTAAGTGTCGACTGAATACGATCCATGTTCGGGTCTTTTAACGGTTTCTTTCCAAGCTCCGCACGTCCCTCGTTTCCAGTCCACAGTCCCCCATTAACTGCTGTATTTACGTCAGCAATCGGCAATCCGTTTACTGATTTTGTGTCGAATCCTATGCAATATTGGTGCCGTTGCGCGTCATCAAGCAGCTTTAGTTCAAACTCACTTGTAATCGGTTCAAAGTAAAATGGAAGATCATTTCGAATATAGTCATCAGCAAGCTGTTTAACAGACTGATTAGGACTATTTTGGGCTAATCGATACGCTGGCACCCGCAAAGCCTTCGCAATCTGCGCTGTTGAATAGTTATTGCTGTTAATCAGATTAAGAACGTTGGTATCAACTTCCAACGGCTGATAATCCATCGTTGCGTCAACTATAATTGGTGATCCAGCATCAGCACCTGCCTGTGCCCTTTCAAAATCTTCACGAATCTTCTGACGTGCTTCGGCGGACAGGCGACTCTCCTTTGCTTTGATAATTGATCCCTTCAAGCCGCTCTTGAAGAACTTCTGTAACGTTGAAACGCCTGACTCCTGCAGTCCAATTTCATCACCAAGCGACAACAGCGGTGAGCGCCCCATGATTGTGTCGTATGAGAAAAACTTCCAGTGAATGACGTCCTCAAATCCACATATTTTTTGCATGCTAGAATTGTAAGGCGTGAAACGGTAGATGATGTTATCGGGGTCGCTTGTGTCCACCTGCGTCTGTGATGGGGCATAGAACTCAAACATAGCTGGTTCGTTAGTTATCGGATCGCGCACAATACGCGAATAAGCGTTGCCAGTCAAAATTGCATTGACCATCATGGAAAATTTCCACTGATAAGCCGACAGCCGCTTGTTTACCTTTGTATTCATCAAGTATTCAATATTGGCTAGGTCAACAACCTCATCGGTTGAGCTGTCCGTGATTACTAGCGGAAAACGACTAACATCACCCGAAACAATCGATACAGCCGTAAGCACGTCAGAGTTCCGTAAGGCAGAAATGCCAAGATAACCACCTCGAAATGATGGAATTACCCCAGAATCAAGCAAATGATCTGCCCAGTGAGGGTCCACTTCGGTTGCCAATCCTCGAAATAGCTTCATTCATCTCACCTCCCTTCGTTATCAGGAAGCAACAGAATAAAGGCGAGAACAAACAACAAGCCGCCGCAAACCATGAATCCAGTAGGCCTATTGATCAAAAAAGCCCCATATCCAGCTAAAATGAAGCCTAAAACAGTGGCAATTCCAGCCATATTTGCGCCAAGAATTCTGAAAAAGTTAGCTAGTTTTCCATTCACGTTCTCACCTCCTAAAAGCCAAAGTCGTCACTAAACACACGGTCGTCGTCCAAATAGTTGTCCAAGTCTTCCTTAAAAGCGATGGCATAAGCATCAAGCGTGGCATCAATCATGTCTATTTTGTTAGCATACTTATTCTTGTTAATACGGACGCCGTTGTTGTCAGACATTAGAACCGCGTTCATTGCGGCGGCCTGCATAATGCGATTATCTGAATGCTTTATGCGACCGCCTATAACATCATCGCGGAACTGCTTAGTTGGCATTGACAGTGTCAGCGTTCCTTGTCGCACCTGTACCATCGGCCACTCAGGATGATTCTTCTCAATTGCCGTTAGCATTGGTCCAAATTGATAAGGGTCGTACATGATTCCCTGAACATCTATGTCATTGCGTTCAATGAAGTCTTCGAGCCATTCATATACCCGATCGTTGTCGATGATACCTGACTCTAAGCTGCTGATCTCGCCTTCGCCGTGTTGTTCAGCAGCCAAGTAGTCAATCCGATCCGTCTTTATTTTGTTATCGATGCCACCTTTTGAAGCGACAAATGCATAACCATCAAGCCACCACCAGCCCTCTTGGGGAATTAGCCAAGAAATAGCGAATAGATCGCTTGTACGACCGACATCAATGCCAATCCATGCTCTTTGCCCACGAATATCAGGTTTGTCGGTCAGCTCTGCCGCTTTCCAAGCGTCGAAATCTAGATAACTGTCTTCTGTAGCCTGTCGCCAAATATTGAAGTTTTTGACCAATTTAGCGTTTATACTGCCATCAGCACGAGCTTGAGCTAACTTAGTCGTCAGATAATCACTGATTTGGCCGTTTAAGGTATCAACGTCAAGTAGCGGATTCGATTTGATCCAAGAATTGGGGTCATCAACCTCTTGTACGTTGTCTTGTTCAGCAATAAATGCAAAATAGCGTTCTGCCTTTTCTTCACCGGATAACACCTTTTTGGCATACGGATAATTTTGTTGAAACATCGGCACGTTCATGTCGAATCCAGCCGTTGAAATGATGAACGTCAGATAACTAGGCAGTAACACCTGCCCTGAGGCAAGGGTTTCAATCATATCTGTTGTTTTAGCGTTGGCATATTCGTCAACCACCGCAACGTGGGGTTCATAGCCATCGACAAGTCCTGTATCACGAGAAAATGAACGAATTGTTGACCCATCGTCTAAATTTACAAGTTCATCTCGCGTAATCTTAACCATTCGTTTGATACCAGGGTCTTTCCGCATGAGTGCACGTAGTCGGTCTTTGACCATTCCGAATACAATGCCGGCCTGTTTGCGATCATTAGCAGCGGTATATAATTGCCGTTTGTTGGCTGGATTCTTTCCGAACAGAAACTCATACAGAATGACGCCAGAAATCAAAAGCGACTTACCATTTTTCCGTGCCATTGAAATGAACACATCGGTAAATCGTCTTATATTTGAATCATCTTTATCAACCCAGCCATATATACTGCCAATAATGAATTTCTGAAACGGTGCTAATGGTTGTGGTTTCCCACTTTTTGGTTCCGGCAGAATTTCCATAAATTTAACTGCCTTTCCCGCTAGATTTGGATCATAATGCCATCGCCAATCTGTTCGTTTCAAGTCTTCCTGATGCCGTTTCACCGCAAGATTAACTGCCTTAGAAGTAATAAGACGACCGTCCAGCACACGTTTTATGAAATTAGGCATTGGATCCTTAAATTTTGACAACCAACATCACCTCCATCGCAGTCAGCCAAAAGTATCAATGATTGAATCATTTTTCTGTGCTTCGGTCTTAGGCATATTCATTTGCATTCTTGCATTGACATTTAGGCCTAAATCAGAAGCAAGGCCTTTGATATTTTTTGTGGCTTTGTCCAAATGCTTTATTTCATCGTCTCTTTTTCCTTCCAATGTTTGCAGCGAAATTGCTACTATTTTTAATTCTTGTTTTAATTTTTCTAAGGTTTCCTTATCAGAATCTTTTCTAGCAGCTTCTAGCCTCCTTTGAGTGCGTTCATATTCTTTCTCAAATTCAGGAATTGAATTAGCATACTTTTGAATCCTAATAGAAATATCTTTGTATATTCCATACCAGGTACAATAGTTTTCAAGTTCAACACGATCTAAATTACGAAGTGGTAACTTTCCAATTGAAGTAACGATTCTTTTGTATTCTTGCTTAGCAGCACCTTGCAGATGATTAGGCGGTGTTACCTGAAGTTTTGGAATGCCATCTTTGGCCATCAATTCCGCATGTAGCTTGGCTTCCTGCCGTTCTTTGGTCAAATCACCCTTCGACATTTGCAACACTTTGTATTTTCCAGCCATTTCCCACTTCACCTCCTAATATCTATATAAAATGGGTCTTATTGACCTCCTACCCCCTAAAAATCGTTACAATTTGGGGTGCAAAAAACAGGCTGACCGTTCTTCCGTTCCAAGAAATGTACCCCCCGATAAAAATGGAAGGGGGGTCTAGCCGTTTCCAGCCCGTGAAGTCGCCCGATAAATTCTCAAAAATTCGTTTTTTAATTTTTTATTTCTTTGAATTTTTTAATTTTTTATTTCTTTGAATTTTTTAAATTTGTTTTGTGATTTCAATTCATCAAGTTTGTTAATCGCTTTGATGAGTTGACTCACATCTCGACCTTGCTTAGACAGTCTCTGCATGCATGTGTCTCGGTCAGTGTCGATGAGTATGTGTTCGACATCTCGACTAGCAAGCAACGTGTCTAGCTTCTCATCTGGATATGTCATGACTAACCATACATGGTCGAAGGTCTGCTCTGCTTTAAGCTTCCGCAGTATCAGCTCATAGATTAGCTGCACATAATCATTGGCGTCTATATTGCCCTGATGTAATGGCAGGCCTGTTAACGCCGTCATGAGATGGTCGTAATCATAGACGAGGTCATGCTGTCCTTGATGACGCTTGACGTACGTTGACTTGCCACTTGCTGGATAGCCAACGATTACTGTAATCTTCATGGCTCGATGCTGTCCCTTCTTATGCTTGGTTGTCTCACGTCTTGTCTTCCAATAATGGCAGTCCCTGCATAAAGCCTGCAGATTATCCGCGTTCGTGCGGTCTTCCCAGTCATCTTCGCTTGGAACAATATGATCAACTAATGAGGCTTGCAGGCCACAGCGTTGGCATAAACCGTTGTCTCTAATCAATATCTGCTCACGCAGCTGCTTCCATTCATTACTGTGATAGAACTTAAGGTAGTCCGACTGCTGCTCATTTCGCACACGGTTGTACTGCCTATCTGCCTCCGATCGAACACGAGCATTGGCATCAACCAATTGTGGTCTGCCATTTATAAAGGCGAGCTTCTTACTTGGCATGGATATCATTCTTAAAGAGATCAGGCCCCATCGCAGACCCCTGAGCGATTCCTTCGCGGTGATCCCCATTTAAATATTCGATTTTATAAGCACGGATAACATGATCTGTTGCCGCTGGATCTTTTGTGTGCCAGTCAAGTGAAACGCTCACGAGCGCTGTATCTGATCTATCAATCCGTTTGCCATCAACCCAAACATGTGGCACATCATTAATGTCATCGAATTCGATACGAACATGCGGAGTGCTTGCACGCTGCGATGACTGCTCCTGCTTTTGCTGATAGTCGTTCAGTGCTTTGTCTAGCTCTGCAATGAACGACTTGCTGAATTTTAGATCATCAGATAGCGTGACGCCTTTGATCTTGCACGATATGTTCTCACTGATCTCTTTGAGTTTTGGCTTAAGCGGATCCGTGTTTGCATCAAGCGTAATGGGTGTCTTCTGGTTGTATTGGTTAGCTGGTATGAATTGTTTGTTGAACTCTTCTTGACTCATTGCATGCACCACATATCCACATGGTTCACTGTAGTCAGCCACAAGCATATCGCCTTGCTTCACAAAACGCTGATTTTCTCTTTCTCCGAACGTAGTAACGACATGATCGCCATCATAGCGAACGTTAACTCTAATTGGAATGTCATTATCTTTGAACTTATTGCTAACGAACTTTCCAACGTCTTCGCAATCTTCCGGCACCTTGATTGCAATGTATTCCTTTGGCCGTTTCACTACTTTAAGCATGCGTAATTCCTCCTAAGATAATATGATTGTCGAATAGGAACCGTTACCGTCAATATTTAGACTAGTAACATCCCATCCAGCAGTCGTTAGCAAACTGATTACTTCATTAACGACTGCTGGATTGTACTTGGCAACGCTAATTGAGATTGGGGATGTAGTATTAATTCCTTGATTAATGGCATCGTTCACATCGGCAATCAGGTTGTCTTTGTATTTCTTAGTTGCGGTGGCACGAGTTGGCAGGCATCCTTCCATTTTTGGTAGCACTGGTGCGGGTGGAGGCAACTGACGGTGAGACAATTGCCTACTTTGGCCTTTAGCATTATCGAATAGCATGTCTATCCCTCCGTGTATTGTTTGATCTTGTCAACCTGCAAGCCGCACCAGCGGTCATGTGTGCCGTCTGCTTTGTAGACTGTTACGACTGGGAACGATTGATAGCCACATTTACGGAAACGTTCAATATCGCGCTCGTCAGCCGTCACTGTTTGAACTCTCATCGCTTTCGATAGCTTAGCCACCGTATGCCGGCACTTCTGACAGCCGGGTTTAACATAGACAATTGCCTGCATGTGTTTTTCTTGCCGCGTTAAATCTTCAATAATCAATTGCTCGGTTCTACTAACGTAGCCATAATCTAATCGCTTCATTCCTGACATGACCTACACCGCCAACTCGAATGAAAAACCGCCGTGGTGCTTGCGCCTGCCGTGAAGACAGTTAGTTATACCTTGGCGTTTTAGTCCGAGAACTCTCGCAGCTTCGTTCACACTGTCGAAATAGTGCCGCTGTCCTGAACTAGTAATTGCACAGATTGGACATTCAAGCGCTTTTGCCACGCGTTCAAGGCGAGTGCCGTATGTGTTGTTATACAGCACCGTGCAATACTCCAAATTAGATACCGCGTTGTTTGACTTGTCTTCGTCTATGTGATTGACTTCGGGCAAGTTGTCGGGATTGTCTAAAAATGCTGCGGCTACCAAGCGATGAATGGACACTTGCTTTCTGTTTCTGTCCCGATATAAATTGACCTTGCGGTACCCGTTTCTATTTGAAAAGCTGGCGAGTACCCTTTCCTTTACGGGGTGCCCGTTAGAGTCTATGTGTTCCAAGCTCCTCACTCGACCTAGGCTTGACACCTGATACAAGCCCTCATATCCAACAACATTTTTCCAGATTTCCTTGTCGTTCATGATAATCACCCCTTAAACGTAATAAATCGCTGTCGTATTGTGATCTGAATATTCGACCAGCTCAAACGTTTTGTGAGCAACAACGCCCAAGTCATCTGTCCAGCGGTCTGTCGGTTTCCTCGTTGAAACTTGCCGTTGAATGAACCCACCAAGGTCACGAGACATTTCGCTATGCATGTGGCCAGTAAACAATTCGCGGTTCTGTGCCGTTCCAAGCATGAAACCATATGCGTCTAAAAATTTTGCAAGGTAGTTGTTCTTGCCCTTGTCTCCGTGGGTCGCGCCAATGAAATTTCTTCCCAACATAGCCGCTTTAAAGTGTTTCAATCCGATGTCCCAAGTTATGTTTGTCTGGTTGCTGTAGGCGCGTTTCAATAGACGAGCAAACATATATCCAACTGACGGATCGTGATTGCCGGCACAATACATGACCTCACACTCATTTGCGTTCTTAATGATTGCTTCAATCAGTGTCTCGAAGTATTGCTCCATTTCATTAACGGTCTCGCCTAGGTCGGTTGTTTCGAGCTGTGTGCCCTTTGCCGTGGTCGAGTTGATATTGTCCACGTGAGCTAGATCACCGCCCAGAATGAGCAATATTTTGGCGTAGTGGCCGCGTTCAATGATTTCTAGCTGACGTTTCAGAGATTCAGCATAGACATCAAACGTGTGGCCGTTGAAATGTGTATCAAATGCAGGAATGACTAGATAGCGATCTGATTCCACAAAAATAGGAGCCTTGGCTTGGTACGGCTCCTTGTGTGTGATGATGTCATTCATCAGTGATTCATATTGTTCTGCTTCAACTAGCGGCCTGATTTGTATCTTGCTTTGATACATTGTTGCTTCAGGCGTCTGCTTCCAGAAGTTGCTTGTAGCACGTACAAGCTCCCACTTGGTGTAATCGTACCCGTGAGCTTCCAGAACCTCTCTAGGCGTCATTTTGTGACCCCTGACAACCTTTAGAATAGTCTCGCTGGATTGTGTGCCGTCTGAATCGCATTCATTCTTGACTGGTTTTTGAAACTCGATGCCAAGCCGTCTTGCTTTACCTTGAAGCGCATCATAGCTAATCCCGAGTTTGTCTGCCGTCTCTCGTCTGGTAAAGCCTTCAGAGGCGAGCTTCCTAATGCCGCTGATTTGTTCATCTGTCCATTGCATCTACTCGCCTCCGAAAATATGTATAAAAATAGCACCTCACCGTTTGGCGGAGTGCTATAGTCTGGTTCCTACTCCTAGGGTTTACCAGACTTGATTCAATATCGCTGGTCGGGATTTGCTCGCTCTCCCAGTGTCAGATGGGGTCATCGCAAGCTGTGTCCGGTCGCTAAACTGGACAATGTGGCATGTGGGAATCGAACCCGCCTGACTATCTCAGCCAGTCCATTTGCCACGCCTTGCCACAGCTTTATCATCACCATGGCTCGGAGGAAAAACGCGGTGTCTCAGGTTTCTCACCTTTGGCACAATACCATCATATGACGTAAAAACAGTTGAAAGGTCTCACAAAGGTCTCATCTCGATTTCAACCAATGGGCAAATCTCAGCGAATGCGATTAGCGCTTCTCGTTTTGTTCGATAATACTGGGCTTTTGATAAAAACAGCTTGTCCATTATTTGCTGGTCACTATATCGTTTGGTTAAGTAAGAACTTGTTAGTATAAGCCGATGATTCGCTGAATCCAGAGATTCAATAGCGCCTTCACAGCACGCTATATAGTACAGCTCGTCAGCGTGCGATATTACCTTATCCTCGGCTTTGTTGCCATAGCTTGGTGACTTAGGCATGCCGTCCATCACGGGGCTTCTGAGCGCTATTTTGGTGCGTTGAGCGAGCCGCTTGTGATGCCAGTAGTTCCCCAAGACCTCTTTGGCGTTTTCAATTGTTTTGTCATGATCAATTGGGCTAAAATATCTCGTTGCTCGCACCACTGCGTCCACTCCTTATGGTATAATTGATTTTGTAAAAATTTGGGGAAACGGCGTGCCGTAATGGTGCGCTTTTTTATTTGCTTTCATGAGGCCAAATGAGCTCCCATGGATCAATCCCAGCTCCATATGCGATTTTATCTAAGGTGTTAAGTGAAACACTGCCCTTCCCAGAGATTACATATTCAAGCGTGGTGATGGGTATTCCGATCTCTTTTGCATATTTGGCTTGAGTCATGTTCAGATCGTATATATTCTTCCTAAGGTTTTCGGCCAATGCTCGTTTGCTGTCCAAATCATTCATCTCCTACTTAGTTTTCCAGTTAGCCCACATCCACATTGCAGCACCTGAGATTATCAGCATGACGGCAATCATTGCTTTGCTTCCAGCCTGCGTCCGCACATCGGACAATAATTAATCACGATTGGATCATGGCAGTATGGGCAGTCTGTGTCGCTGTCACTGGCCGCAGCGTAACGGGCGCTTAGGTCATCGTAGGCCATCTCCCAACTACTATCCTTCGCGCCGAACTCTTCCAATGCTCTCAATGCGTCCTCAAATACGTCCTGCTTAGTTTCCACCTCATCGTTCTCTTCATCATCTTCATAGTCAGCAATTACCAGTGCTCCACCTGATCCATAACCATTGGCTGGAGTCATATAGGTTAATTTTGCTTTTGAATGTGTTTTAAGTAAGCGGTTCAATGACTCAATTTCATCGTGCGAATACAAGCTGAATACTTTAATCTTCCTCGTCATTGTTTTCCCTCCAGCAGCTGTTTGTCCTCAAAGATGTTGCCGATGACCTCGTATGTTCGATAAGCATTGCTACTCCAAATATCGTATTCCTCCCCATCTTCCGTTTTGTATCCAAAGCTAGGACAATGTCCCCCAAACTGAACTACGCCGCTCTTAGGAGCCTCATATCTGCTTTTAGGGTGAGTAACAATAATATCGCCTTCGTAGATATCTCGTCCGTTCTTGTCGTGGAGGCCGGTATACTGCATGAGTTCATAGCCATCTGCAAGTTGTGGTTCTGCATCATCGACATCTTCTAGAACACTCAAAACTCCGTCAGGCCAAAAGTTTATAGAGGCCACATCAACCATAACTTTGTCTTTCTTATTCCACGCTCTGAACTTAATCTCTCGTTTCATTCACAAAACCTCCTTCAATATTCTAAATGACTTCAAGCTATTATTTTCGTATGTTGCTTCAACAGGCTTTCCCACTAGATCGTTAACCGATAAAACATTGGCATCTTCTAATAACTGCTTGATTTCCATGATTGATTTTTTGGCACACCCATCATCAAGCCGATTTGTGTTGACCAGCCCGACTTGATTTCCAGCAATGCAACCATCATGCTCAATGGTTAAATTTAGTCCCATCAAAAATGGATAGTCTGAAATTGTACCGTAGTATGCTTCTCTGATCTTGCCTAACTCTTTCATTTATCTTCCTCCAATTTCACGATTTCCCCTGTTTCTTGGCGATTATCGTTGTAGTACATTCTATCAGCGATCGCCTTAATAACTGGAACAGTCACACTATTACCAGCCTGCTTGTATAATTGGCCGTCACTTAATCCAGCTTCGCGCGCTCGATTAAATGCCCAATCTGGGAAGCCTTGTAGGCGCCAACATTCAAGTGGGGTAAGTTTGCGAATTTTCATTCCATTTGTTAATATTCCGTGTCTATCGCGAACAGTTAATGAAAACTCTGGATCACCATTTTCTTTAAATCTTCTGCCATTCTGGTTTTTAACAATTATGTCAGGTGAAGAAACTGGAATTGCTATCTTTGGTTCTTGTCCACCACCTTGCATAGTGCTAAGTGTTGGTGCAATCCCGTCAATTCCATATACTCGGCCTACCTGCTGGTTACCGCCGAAAGATTTTGAATCTCTGATATTACCAATCTGTTTTATTTCTTTATCTGGCTTATCAGCTTTTCCACCTTTTCTGATGATAGGAAATACTTTTCTGGTACGTCGTCCTCTAAGATGTCCGACAATGAATATTCTTTCCCGGTGCTGAGGGACGACTTCGGCTGAGTCGATAACGTCCCATTCGACATCGTACCCGATTTCGTCCAATTCAATTTGAAGTTTGAGAAAGTCAATCCCTCGGTTAATACTAAGTAAGTTTTTAACGTTCTCAATGAGCAAGTAGCTGGGTCTATCTTCTTCTCCGAGGTCTCTAATAAGCCCTGTAACTGTAAAAAACAAAGAACTACGCTTTCCGGCAGTGAATCCTTTTTGCTTACCGGCGACTGAGATGTCTTGGCATGGAAAGCCAAAGCACCAGCAGTCTGCTCTGGGTAACTCACTAGCTGTAACTGTTCGTATGTCACTTGCATTCCACACTCCTTTCACGTTATGAATTGCTTGGTAACTCTGCCGAGCAAATTTGTCCCATTCAACCCAGCCAACACATTGATGCCCAGCTTGCTCCATTCCTAAATTAAAACCGCCGATACCAGCGAACAAGTCCAAAAATTTCATATAATTTCCTCGCCTTTAATCGTCATAACTAGTTATCTCCCCAGTTTCTTCGACACGCCAGACGCCTAGCACCCATGCACGGGCAAAAGTGTCACTATAATGTATGATCCAATTCTCAGCCTTGAAGTCTGGCGGGTAATCTTTATTAAGATTATGCTGAATGGTTAAAAAGATTGAGAATAGTGGTTCATCACCTATGATGTATCGACCAACCGCTATCGGAATCATCCGCTTGGTGTATTCACTAACGTTTTTCGGAATCACCGGCAGATCATCTGGCAAGGCATTGTCATAACGATCTCGAGTTGATGCAATAATATTTCCAAGGTTTAATCTATCAGCCACACCATCGGTCGATATCTCATCAATGACCATATCTGCAGAATACATGTAGCTCTCCAACAGTCCTTCGAAAACGTCCCGCTTCGTCTCAATCGTCATAACTAGTTACCTCCCCAGTCTCCTTAACTACCCATAGTCCACGACTCCATGCCTCTGCAAATAGGGTCTCATTATCATTTATCCATTCACTAACCTTACTTGATGGCAAAGCATCCTGATTTGCCCAAACTAACTCGTCAAGCAAGCTATTCTTGCCATATCTATCCTTAATTTCCTTAGACACACATTCTAGGATAGTTGGCAGATCATCTGGCAAGGCATTGTCATAGTCTTTCAGATAGGCTTGTTTGTCTTCGTTAGTAAGATCTTCGCCAATTCCTTCACCGTCCAAGGCAATGTATGCATTTGCTAGTTCTTCGACTAAGTCCTCGAACACGTCCCGCTTCGTCTTTGTCATAATTTCCTCCCACAAATTGGGCAATAGTTAATCGCCTTATCCAAAACTACTGATACTTCTCTGAACCGGTTCATTTGCGTGACACACAGCTTTGGATGATCGTTTTCTGGAGACTTGATTCGTGCCTTTACCCGTCTGTACAATTTGTGTTTGCGAACGAAGTCGAAATATTCTGTTTTATCTGAAATAACTTCGCCATAATGCGCATGCTTTGATTGTGAGTCGGTTTCATGACAATACGGGCAACTTTTCTGCTTTTCGGTTTCGTCTGTCAAGGCGGCTTCATAACTGTTGGTGAAATACTCTCGACTGAGTTCCCCAATATGTTGATCTGGTTCATAGACTAGCCCATCAATTCGAAGCTCGTCATCAACATACTCACTTAGCAATTTATCGAACACTTCCCGCTTCGTCTCATTGCTCATCGTCAGTCACCTCCAACTGTTCCTTGTTGTAATCGATGATACGTTTATAGTTGTTGTTCGCCTGCCAGGCGCAATCATACAGGCCACACAGATCAAGTTTGTTGATTGCATTGTTCGCGGCATCGATGGCCTTTTGCGCAGCGTCTATGTCAGCTTTAGTCGTCATCGTCAGTCACCTCTTCTTTCTCGCAGTCTTGTAAGCCGTAATATTCGATCTCTGCTTCGGTGAACTTCATGGCATCATATTTATCATTGGCAACCAAATCATTAACGCTGAGTCCACCATCTAAGTTTTTCCAGTAATAAAAAGGCACATGTGGCACCTTGACGTTGTATTTCTTCTCCTTTTCCACGGTGTATCCGTTGACGTAAGCGTTAATAAGCAGGCTTTCCTCGCCGTTATAAGCATCAGTACGGGAAGAAATATAGGTTGCTGGGATGTCACTTAAACGCGCTTTTTCAACGATTTCGGCTTGTTCCTCGGTGAGGACTACCTTTTCAGGCTCCTCAATCAAAGTGACAACGTGACCACCATAATCATGAATCACGTCTTTGGCATCTAGCTCGTTATATGTGGTCGGGCAAGATGCGTAGGTTAGTTCCCAGAAATCGTCTCGGTCTTCAAAGTCCCAGTATTTTCCTTCATCGTTCTTTACCGCGTACAGTTTTTCTTCGCTCATTTTTCGTCCTCCTGTTTGATTGGCACTAGCTTGTAGTCCACATCTTCGTACATGACGCCTACAACCTTGCCAGTCTCTTTACTGATGTAGATGTCATCGAACGTGTCGTCTCCTGTTTTCATTGGTCGGCCTCCTTTCCCGCTGCTAATTCCTGAATGACTTCGTTGTATCTTGCGGGTATCTCTGTTGATTCAATGTGATTTTGTTCAGGCTCTAGCCACTGCCGAATATCAAATTCTTGTTCAACGTCTTTGCTGTGCGGCATCACATTTACTGTGCTGAAATGCAAATAGTCGTCTTCATCGTTTTGGATGAAATATACTTGTCTAGCAGCACGTGTCAGACTGTCACCATGAACAATTGTTGCGTTCATGCCGCGAATGGCGCAGTTGAATATCAAAAACGGCAACGTACTGTCGCCAAGCTCTTCAAGGTGATAAAAATACATGCTTGGCCGGTAGTCCCACGGCTTGTGCTTCAAACGGTCCTGTTGCCATCGTTGAATCATCATTGATCCAGTCCCAGCAGCAACCTCGTAATACTCGCTACTGTCATGTGAGCCTACCAGCATGTTCACGAGCTTGCTAATGCTTTCAGGGGTGAAATCTTGTTTCTTGTCTTTTCGGTCAGCTTGAACGCTCATGAAATATTCTGAGAACCAGTCATGCGATACGTCTGTGCTGACATCTAGGAATTGCTTAAAAAGCTCGTTACGCTTTTGCTGATCCATGACAATCTTCATCAGTGCTGCTGGTGCCTGCTGTGCCTCACGAACACCTAACAGTTTGTGAACGACGTCTGCTGTGAATTTGGTCGTCATTTGAGTTCCTCTCATTTCGCGCTGACTGACTTCACAGCCTGATCTGAATAGTCCTTGATGCTCTGTGCGTCTTTGATGGCCTGTGATAAGTCATTGTTTGCCTGTTTGGCGGCTTCTAACTTAGATGTAAGGTCATTGATAGTCTGCTGTTTAGCATCGACCTCAGCCTGTTTCTGAGCGACTGCTTGCTGGCCTTCAACGATCTTTTGCTGAATCTGGGCGTCCTTGCTTGCCATATCGTTGTCGTATTGCCGTTTGAGTGCCGCATACTGTGCCTGTGCGTCAGACAACTGATGTTGCAAATCGGACAAGCTAGATTGTGAAGCGTTGATCTTAGCCGTCAATTTGTCGATATTGTTTTTGGTCTCCACGATGTTCTGGTGACCTTGCCAAACATTGTCGGCAATGGCGGTTGCACCGGCCCCAAACATAAGCCCTGCTAAAACAGTTACTGTAAATGTCAATTTTTTATTCATGATTTTTTCTCCTTAATCGATTTCTTCTGCTTCAATCTCAACACGTGGTTGATCGCTGTACCATTTGACAACATGGATTTCGACTATTTGGTTGTCGTCTTCCCATAAAATACCGGTAAGCGCATCTGATACAGACTTGTAGTAGTTGTCTACATCCGGCTTAACTGTTGGCCTAACTTTGCCTTCTTTTTTCTGCCTTATTAAGGCCTTACTGCCAGACTTTTGGAGCGGACGGTATATTTCCATTGCCACCCTTATTGGGCCACTTAGAGGCTCAATATTTAGCTCTGACGCCACGTTCTTAACGTGCTGCTTGTAGTTTCTTGATTTAGTCGGGTCGTAAGCATGACCCATTCGCGTGAACCTCGGCCGTCCTTGTGGGACTGGGTTACCAGGTATCGTTAGCCTTATCACGCTGGCTTCACGTCCTTATGCTCAATCATGCTTTTGCCTCCTCAAAATTTTTGTTCTGGTAAACTCACGTTTAGCTTTTGCAAGTATCCTCGCCAAATATCGTATGTGTTTTGGCAGTAAGCTCGCGTTACTGGATCAGTTTCTTTTGTCGGTAAATATGCACTAGTTTCCCCATAATATTCTGACTCAGCCGTCTCTAACGCATCGACCAATGTCACGTACGCCCATTGATACCAAAACTTCTTCATATCCGCATCGGCTTGTTGCGCTTTTTTTAAATATTCCATGGCTTCATCAAGCTGCAGAATGATGAACAGCGAGTATTGATAATGTCCCTCCTGCATGTACTCATTGAACTCTTTAAGTGTCATAGTTGGATAAGCCATTTCAATACGCCACCTTAAACTGCAACTTTGGTGCAAAAAAGTTAAAGTCAATGCTGCCAAGTGCTCCTTCACGATTTTTAGCAATTGTTAAAGTCACAGTACGGATATCTGATTTTTCATTCTGCCGGTCACTGTTCCAAAGGAATCCAACCGCATTGCTATCTTGTTCAATTGATCCCGACTCTCGTAAATCTGAGAGTACCGGTTGCTTGTCCTGACGATTCTCAATACCTCGTGATAATTGACTAAGCAAAACAATCGGGATACCAAGCTCATTAGTCAGCACTTTGAATTGACGGGTGATCTCTTCGATTTGCAGACGGCGATCGGCTTGGCTACGAACACCAATCAGCCCGAGATAATCAACAATCGCAAGGTAGCCTTTATCTGCATCAGCGGCTCGCTGCCGCATTGTTTTGACGATCTGTGGCAATTCCACCTGCTTGTCATAAAGCTGCAAGTGATAGTCTTTAAGGACGTTCCCTGCCTTTTCAACCTCAACCTTCTCAGCATCGCTTAGACTTTTCTGCGGGTTGATGAATTTACCAGCACTGATGCCAGTCTTGCAGGCCAACAAGCGGTTGTAGTTTTCCGCATTTGACATTTCAAGTGAAAACATATCAACCGTTAATTCCGGTTGCTGTTTCAAAGCCTCAACGATGAGATTAACCGCGAATGCTGATTTACCGACACCAGGGCGCGCACCAATCGTCAACAAACGTCCCGGCATCAAACCACCACCCAGAATATTGTTAAGAGTGAAGTACGTTTTAATCCCATTGTCAGTAGCACCATGTATCATTTTGTCCTCCATGGCCGCTGCCAAATCTGCAATGCT